ATTGTCGGTGTGAAGAAGACGCTTTTCAAGCTCTTGTGACTGCCGCTGTACTCCTTGGGCATACTCCATAGCCGCTTGCTCGCGCCGTTCTGTCTCCCGAAGGCGAGAAGTCAACTTATCAATGCGCTTTTTGACGTTTTCGCTGTAATCTTCCAGCTCATCTGTTTTTTTGCGCCTTGACGAGGTGTCCGCTACAACTTCTGGGGCTTGCAATGCGACAGGGCGGTTTGAAGAATCCGGTTGGGTTTCTTCCAAATTTACGGTAACCGCCTTCTCGTCATCTCCCAGCTTTAAATCCAACTGCGTGTCTTCGGTTTCAATTGTCATATAAACCTCACATGTGGAGGATGTCTTCTGGATCGTTAACTACCGCCAGAATTTCATCGTCGTTCAAAACACGGATTTCGCCACCCTCAATATTCAGCCGAGACCCCCCGTAACGGGCAAAAACCACCCAATCACCCTCCTTGCACCACGGGCCCTTGGGAAACTTGGATTGGTCGGCATAGGCTAAATCGCCCATTTTCAGGACGTAGCCACAACTGGTGGTCAGCTGATTAAGCTGCCGTGTTTGATCCGGAAGGGCAATTCCACCCTTGCTCTTCTCCCGTCCCATGTAGGGAAGAACCGTTATCCGCCAGCCGGTGGGCTGCGGAACACGATCCCGAACCTTCTCATGAAGGACTTTTGGGTCTAAAACGCCTGAATCAGCATAGCTATCCGCCAATTTGGGTCCTCTTTCTTCTTTTTCCTCTTTCCACTTCTTTTCCAAAACGGTCAAGGCTTCGGTTGCACTCATAAGGCTCCTTTCGGGGTTAAAAATCTTCCTTGTTTTTGGAAAGCAAGTCTTTTATGGCTTGCTCAGCAAATCTAAGGCCCTCAAGTCTGCCCATCAGAAAGCGATACCTCTCCATGTTGGAAATGGAACCGTTTAATACAAGACTTTCTGCGTCCTGTTGCAAGCGACGAATTTCTTTTAACAGAGCTTCTGCAAACTCAAGCATGGTTAATTCCATGTAACAGCAGACAGGTTAAAGGCCCCGTCTGGTGGCCCTACTTATGTTAGTTAGTACACACCAACCGGAAGCTTACCATCCTTCTTGTAGGTTATGGAACCCCCCTTTTTACGGATGGCCGAAACTTGCTTACGGGTTGTCACCGACACCCCTGTTCTAGCCGGAGGAAAGCTCATAACATTCTTACGCCCTTCCTCTTGCGCCGATTTACGACGGCCATCCACCGGACCTCCCGCAGCCATGCGCTTGTCTTCCTTTGACTTGTTCAAGGAAATAGCAATAGCTTGCTTGATTGCCGCGGTTTTGTTAGCAGGTCTGCTCGTGCCAATGCGGCCCTTGCCCTTATACGTGTCGACCAGCTCCTTGATATTCGAGCTGACGACCTTACGACTACTGCCTGTTCTGAGTGGCATTTGGATTTCCTCTAAAAGGGGGTTGTGCCCGCAACATTGCAATTTTTTCTTGAGAAATAATTTTGGCTTGTTCTTCCTGCCCATCCATCGTGAGTTTTTGCTTCTCCAGCGCTTCATCTGCCTTGTTAGATGCTTCAGTAATCCCAAGTTCCTTCTCTTTCAACGAGACCAACGGATCACTTTGATCACCTTGCAACTTGCTCTGAAGTCCCTTGATGTCCTGCATGTACTGAGCAATTTTCAACGCAATCATGCCTTCCTTTTGTAGCGCAGAAATGAGGTCTTTAGGGTCCTTACCGTACTGCATGAACAACTCAGCTTCGGTTTGCTCTTCTGCTTTCAGCCGCATGTGCTCCAAGATGTGCTGCTGCAATCTAATTGCAGCGGCCGGGTTAGCTTGCAACATTGGCGAGAAACCCTGCATCAGGTGTGCCACCGTGTGCGCATCATGCTGCTGACCAGCAAACGCTTTCAACGGAGCACCTTCCAAGACCTCGGAGTTTTCCATAGCGGGGTCTTTTGGGTGTTGGACGTTTTGTGGTTTTAGAATTGCATCAATATCCCGCACATTTAACGCCGAGTACATACGGTGATATGCTTGATACATGTCATGCATTTGCGGCGCGCTTTGTGCCATTTGCAACTGCGTTTGGGCCAAAGTCACCCGTTGCGCTGAAGAAAAGATATTTGGGTCAGCAACAGGCAATACCGCTACCAGATTGTCAAAGTCTTTTTTCTTGACCGTCCTTGATGCCCCGGGAACGTCATACGGATATTCGTCAGGCAAGAATTGCCCAAACCCCGCCGCCAACATTTTGAATTCCTGCTTCTGCGCATAGTGCAGACGCTTGTGGATCGAAGACATCACCATTGATCCGCGTTCCAGCAGCGCAATCGTCGTTCCAACCGCAGCGTATTGATTTCCGTCGCCCACGGCCATGTCCGCCGTGTTTGCCAACCGCTGCCCGGCCTCTACACAGAACCCCAACAACTGAAACAGCGTCTGGCTGGGCTCTTTGTACGGCAAGGGCAACATCTGGCTCGTCAGTTCCGCACCCCCCGCGTCCATATCCCGCCATTCGCCCGGTTGCAACGGCACATCGTCGTTCATGATCCGTGCGCCTTTGGCCTTGAACCCCGCAGGCAGATTGGCCAACGTCCCCGCATCAATCAATTGACGCAAAGCACTTGTCGCGGACCGCGAAAGGCCCCCAATCAGGTGCACAAAACCCAAGCCATACGCACCAAGGCCCTCGATCAACACGTAATGAACAAAATACTGCTTCCTACGCTTTTTAGCATCCTCTGGGTCCCAGTTTCTGCGCACAGAAACAACCCTGTTTTGGCTTTCTTCAATGGTGATCACGTAGGGCAGCTTAATTCCCGTTGGTTCACCCGATTCATCCTCGTCTTCAAACCCCGGAAGGTCCCAATCCACCTGAAATTCAAGGAAAAACAGCTCTTCTGTCTCGCTAGAGGGCAAAATACCCGATATTTTGTCCACCCTGTCGCCAATTTGGTCCGGAATAGCCGGTTGCGCGCTGGGTTTTAGGTCCAAATCAAGGTATTCACCGCTATAAACACGCCTGCGGTAGTCGTTTTCGCTCATTGCAATGCGGTGCGTGATCCGTGAGCATTGGCTCATGACACTGGAACCGCTGTACGGGATGTACAGGTCATCGGGTAACACCAGCTTGCTCACCATCCGCTCAAGGTGGTAATCGTAATACACTTTCTTGAACACCGAACCGCCATACCCAAGGTAAAAAAGCGCCTGATCCATCTCCGGGGTGTACTCTTCCATCACCGTCGTGAGCTGGTAGTTCATGAAATCCCGCACGCGCTCGGCTTGCTGCATCTTGTCATTAGTCTCTTTGCCCAGCACTTGCGTGCGCACAGGACCCTCGGCAGGCATCAGCTCTTTGTAAGCTTGCGACTGGAATTGCACAATCGCCTGCGAAAGCAGCGGATGCGCAACCCCGGCAGCTCCTTTAAAAGGGCGGCTGCGTTCTTCATACTTGAAGCCCAACAGATCAAGGCCCTTGGAATACTGTTGCTCCCACTCACCGCGCGAAGTCTTGTCCGCATCAAAGAGCGTCGACAATTCCGAAGCAATATGGCTTAGCTCACCTTCGTCAACAATTTCCGCAAGGTTTGCTTCAAACAAAAGTTCCTCTTCCGGAAGCCCTACCGTTGCCCCGCCATCGTCCTCCAGAATGATCTCAACGTCTGGCATGCCCGCGCCTATTTCAAGGGCATCGCCCGATTCAACTTCGTTCAGTACCTTGTCAATTGACATAGTGTGTCCTCGGCATTTCTTTCAGGAGACGAGCCGCGCTCACCGCGCCCCCTCTTTTAAACGGGCGTTCCCTGTTGCTTTTTACCAAACTCGAATTTAACCCCCGCATAAGGGGGGATAAGTAGTGGTGACTTTCAGATATCTTAACCGGGTTAAGTTGCTTTGCAAGGTCATAAACCATGCTGTCGTAATCAACCGGAGCCTTATCCCCCGTCTTTGTTCCGTTGCCCTTGGTCTGAGAAATTGTCCTCTTGGTGGGGTCTTTAGCATTGATGACTTCTACCGTGGTCACCGGAACTCCGCGCGCATCTTGCAGGAAATAAATCTCGGTGTCCCCGCTATCAAAACTTTTACGGCCCGTTCCGCCTGCTTCACCGCTCAAGGAACAGTTTTTGGCACCCCTTTTTAAACAATGGCCAATAGACGTTCCATTTAACTTGAGCGCGTTTTCGTCATTGGCTTTAACCCAACGAAACCCGTCATCGTAAGTTTTTACGGGCTCAGACACCCCGTTAGAAAACACTTTGGGGTTAACGCTTTTTCCAGCTTCTATGTCCTTTACAAGTTGATCTACACCCGATTTATACACTTGATGTTTTGATGACTCTTCTACCATCTGTGCAAAAGGCGTTTCCCTAATCTTTTCAGGGGACAACGTCCGCATGTAGTCATTGAGGTGTTCCGGAGACAAGAAATTTAACCTGCCGTAAATTTCTTGTGTTCCGCTACCAATGTCCCACACTGCCTCATTTCTAGACATGGCCTCGAGCATCTTGTCCGATACGTTGTACGCGGATGTTTTTTTTCCTCCAGACATAACTTGATCTAGTAAATCGCCTATCTGTTGATTAACAAAATCAATTTCATTTTGATTCGTCATAGAAGCCCGTTTTTGTTTTAACTCGTCCAGCAACGCCCTAGCACTTTCTACATCGGCGCTTCGCATAGGCGTTGTCTGATAAGGAGCCGGTTCGCCTGATAGCTTTCTTTCCAAGTCGGACAACGCAACTTTAGTCCCCTTGTCCGAATAAGAACTAAGATTACCGGGCTCCTTTACAGTTACACCATAATCTCCCGGGGGATTCAAGTATTGATTCTGCATCTGGGGGGACAGCGCTTCCTGCTGCTTTGTTAGTTGCTCATTAATAAATTTAGCTATTCGACTTCTTTCTACGCCCGTTGCTTTTTCTTTATTCCACATTTTATTGGGTGAAAACTTCCCTGTATCCATCGACGTAACGCCCCCGCCCTCTCTAGGTGCAATTAACGGGTTTTGTTTAACTGCTGATTCAATCAGGTTAGCTTCGCTTGGGTAATACAAAGTCGGCGTCAACCCCGTGGCATTATCATAGCGCCGGGTAATATCCAGATAAGCGTCCGGGTCCGCAGGATAACGAATTTTACTTTCCGCTGTCTTACGCTTTGCTGCTTTAATCATGTACGGTCTAAAACCCGAGGCGTCGGCGGAGCTACCAGACGGCGTTATCCGACCCTCCATCAAACTCTCAAAAACAGGGTCTCTCAAGGTGCCATGCAACTCCTCGAAGTAGGGCATTGCCTTATTATCATAAAACTCCTGCATAGCTTGTTTTTGTGCAGGGGTTGTTTCTTGAAAGTCTCCACCAGCGTCCTTTACCTGCTTACGGGCCTCTGCATAATACTTTTCAAGATTGGATACATAATCATCGTCAGGAAGCCGCAAGGGATCAGGGTGTTCTTTACTTGCCAAAAACTCCGGCGAGTTGCGCGCAAAGGTCCCCTTGTACGGCTTGACCGCCCCTCGTTGTTTTCCAAGCGGACCCGCAAAATAAGCGTCCCCCGGCATGGAAGCATTTTCAATCGCTTTCAGTACGCCCTTCTTACCGGCCTTTGCTAACCCCTTCGCAGCCGGAAAATAATTCAACGGGTCAAGCAGAGTCTGCGCCGCTGCACCTGCCAAGGGCGATTCCCCACTCGCCTCAAAGGCCTTGTCCCCCACATACTGCGCCGGAATATTCAGGTTCTCCAGCAACTCCGCCGCACTCTCCAGCGACTTCTTTCCAGACGCGGTCCGCGGTTCATACGTCATGGCCGCTTGCCTACGACTAATTTCCTCCGCCGCCTTCTCCGGATCACGCGTCCGCGCCAGTTCTACAAGCCCCGAATACCCGGCCGGGATACTCGCGCCAAGGCCCGAGAGCAAACTTGCCGCCGTCTCGCCATAGCCCTTCAGCCTGTCGCCCACGGACCGCTCCCCCTCTTCAGGGCTACCACCGGCACGATGCTTGGGGTCTTTTTTCGTTAGCCCCGACTGGGCTTCTCCAGAACGAATTGCCTCCAACGCACGTTTTTCATACTCTTCCCGCGTGGCCTGCGGGTTTTCACCCATCAGCCGCTTTGCCAAATCGTTGTTGTAAGTGTCCTGCGCACGCTCTTTGTCTGATTGCCACGGAAGAATAGGGTTTGACGGAATTGCCTCGTGCGCCCACAGCATCCCCGCCGCCGTGTTAGGAAACTTAGTCCGCAGCTCACGCGCTAAAAGCAAATGCCTCATTGCATCCGCCTCCCCACCAATCTCGCCTTTTAAGCCCAACTCTTTTGGCCGGTTAGTTGCGTAACTGCGAATCTCCATCAACCCCAACGGCTTACTAACTGTCTTTTCCGTATCTCGCATCCACCCCGCAACTCTATCTTTCAAGGGCTTTTCGCCTTCCGGGGGACTGCCCTCGGCACGCGCAACGGGCGCTCCGGGCATCGCATACGGATTGTTCCGCACAACCGGAGCGGCAATATCAGAGAAGTTAGTTGGCACTAACACCGGACTTGTTTCTTTGACCGGAATGGGCACTAACACCGAACTTGTTTCTTTGACCGGAGTGGGCAAAGAAATTTCTTCGGGTAGACGGACCGAAACATTATCCCCAGCCCAGTCTTTATAGGCTTGATCTAAACCACGACCATAACTTCCGCTGGTTTGTGATCCAAAATAAGGAGAATCATACATGTCTTGAGTCTGCATTCCGCCTTCTTGAGATTTTACGTAATCTTGATAATCCTTGGTTTTTCTAAAATCGTTTGGAGACATTTGAGATGTCCGCGTATAACCAGAATTTAAATCAGTAATCTTTGCTTGATTCCATGTTGCCGCAGGCTTAGCTACCATGTCGTAGGATTCAGGCGTGTCAGGTGTTCCCGGGTTATAACTGTAGCCATCATCGTAGACGGGCGCTCCCGCTACAGCGGGCGTGTAGCTGTAAACAGACCCCGCAGCTTTAAACGGGTCCTTTGACACCGCATAGTTTCCACTCGGGTCACGCTCATAGTATGTCTTTGTCGTATAGTCCGGATTGTCAATCATCGGCAGAGTGTTTGCATACGCCTTGGTCTTGGGGTTGTAATACTCCCCACGGGCCGCGGCTGTGCCTCCCCACGCAAAACGCTGCGGCTGTTGACGCGCCGCCTCACGCATCTTTGCAACCTCCGCGTCTTCCCCCTCGTTCAATCCACCCGAGTACGTCAGCAAACCCAACGCCGTACCCTTCTTCAGGCCTATGAACCCCGAAGCAATGTCCGTCGGGGAAATACCATTCTCCACCATGAAATTGCGCGCTTTCTCCCCATATTTCTTGAAAGTCTCCAGCATCCCCGCAGCCTCGCTTACCGGGTCTTTTACAGGCTCTTTCTTCGCGTCCCCGCCCTTGTCAAAAGAAGCCACGCTCAACGGACCACGGGTTAATTTTCCACGACTCGATGTCAACGTCGGCGCGCCAAAAGTATCCTCCCCTAGCCCACGCAACTTGTCCTTGATTGCCGCACTCGTCAACCCCGTCTTGTATTGCAAATCTGTTAGCTGTTGACGCGCAGTACCTTTGGATGCTTTTTGTTTTTCCTTTGATTCTTGAGGCATGCTCCCCATCGACTTGGAGGCAGACGACCTACGCAATTTTATTTGAGGGGCTACAGGCGTATCGTTCGTTGACTCACCAACAGAACTGTACCCCACCACGCCCACGTCGTCCCCCAGATCGTTCAACGACCCACCATCGGCCATTTGCACTGGTTGAGCCTGCCTTTGCGCAGCAAATGCATCAAAAGTCGGAAGACCACGCAACGACGATAACGCTTGTTTAGCCGACGGCTCAGCTGTCAACTCAGCCGTTTCCCCGCCAGCCTCACCCTCTTCCGCGGTCGGCAAACCACGGCCCGAGGCCCCCAGCATCGAAAACCCCAACGCCGCCTGAAACCCCGCCCCAACCTTGTCTACCCCAAACTGCTGAACAGGCGTTAACGTCGACATCCGGTCTACAGGAACAGCACCCGGCGCAGCTTGGGCCGAGGCCCGTTGCCCACGAATCCGCTCAACCTGCGCACGCATGTTCGGGTTTACCGTCACAGGTCTAGACATGTCCGGCGCGGGCGCTTGTGCAACCGCTAGAGTAGGAATGGCTCCCGCACCAAGGACCTTTACCAAATAATCACGGCCCTCTTTTTTCTCCAGCGCCGCATACCACGTCGTGCCCGCAGCCTCCGCTTCTCGAACAGCACGGTCCACGGTTCCCGGGCCTTGGTTGTAGGCAACCACTGCCTTGGCATCGTCCCCGTACTTTCTTGACAAGGCGTTCAAGTAGTCCCCGGCAAAACGCCGATGCTCCGCTTCCGTCCTGTTCCCTACAGGTGTTACCCCAAACCCCGGTTTTTTTTGCGTAGAAGGCAGAATTTGATAAGCACCCTCCGCACCCGTGGGGCTACGCGTTAACCGTTTTGTCTTGGGGTCAATGTGCTGATTCGTCGACTCTACAAAACGAATCTTGTCCAGCAACTCCGGAGTAACAAAACTGTCCTGCGGAATTGCTCTGTTCAAATCGTCGCGTGCTGTGGACTGAACCATGGTCAGTAATACTCCATCTGGGATGCACGACGCTCCTTCGGCTCTTCTTTCCAGTCCGAACGAAGCGCAATAAAATTACCTTGACGAAACCGAATCAGCGCCTGTGTCGTGCTGTCCACCATGTCGTCATTGTCCCCATGGGGAAAGGCCGCGCATTCCTCAACAAGCTCCTCGGCCCAATCCGAATCCGGAACCCAACACATGCCCGCCTCCAAGATAGGAGCAACACTGTTCGCTCGCGATATCTTATCCGTC